GATGATTATGAAGATAGGGAATCTGGTGGTGAAAAAGGTTTAAGGCCTAATCCTTTTAAAAAGAAAAAGAAACAAGATGATCTAGATCGTGACGATGAAGCACAGGCGACTCGTAGTAAAATTCGTCCTACTGCTGAAGATCATAATTGTGATGAAGTTCATCCAGAAGTTTCTCATAAAGATTGGATATCACAGAAAGAAAGTAATTTACCTCCTCATCTTTCTAAATTCTTAGACAAGAAAGGTAATCCAAATCCAGAAGCAGCCAAACGTATGGCCGATGGTAAAAAGAAACGAGCGGTTGCAACTAAAGTTAAAGATGTAACACCTAAAGGTTATGGACCCAATGAAGAAGTAGAACTAGAAGCTCATCCAGATGCAGGTGTATCATTAGCTGTACGAAGAGCAAGAAAAAAGAAATCAGCTGCACAGATGAAAAAAGATATGCAACACGCAGACAATTTAATAAAATTAGGTGCAGGCCGCCGTAAAGAACAGGAGTTACGAGGGGAAGAAAATGTAGGGATTGATGAGCTCAGTAATGAGTTGCTTGGTAAATACAAGAAAAAGTCAGCTGCCGCATCAAGTGCCGCGGCAAAGGCTGGTGACCATGATAAGTCACATAAAAGATACAAAGGTATCAATACAGCAACCACCTTACAGTTCAGGAATGATGCCAAGAAGCATGAAGAAGTAGAGTTGGCTATTATGTCTCTTGACCATAAAGAACCTCATAGAAAATTAAAGATTACTCAAAAAGGTTTAGATGCTTTAAGAAAAGATAGAGATAGACCCAAAGTTAAGACTCAAGTTAAAATAACCAAAAAAGGTAGAGCGGCTGTAGAAGATATGTCTTTAGCTCCGAAGGGTAAAGGTCGTAAAGCTGCACAGGCGATGTATGGTGTAAAGGAAGATTTAGAATTTAAAGTTACAATTAAAGGTATTCCTCCATTTTATGTTCCTGCAAAAACAGCGGCCGCAGTTAAGCAATCATTAAGAAGGCAGTTGAAACATCCTGATGATATAGAGTCTATTATTAGAGTTACTAAGGCTGCACAAAAAATAGATTACCGCAAGAGAGCTCAAGGAAAATCTGATGAGGACGATAACAAAAAGTAATGTACTTTATATCTATTCTAGTAAGCCTTGCATTATTAAATGCTGATCCGCCTACAGGGTGGATGCAAGATGCAATTCCTTATGAAACTATTGAGGAATGCAACACAGTTATGCCTGTAAGAAAAGTAGAAATGGAATTTTATATACATAGTACTTTTAGAGGTATGGGTGAGATTTTAAAATTTGAGTGTATAACTGAACCTGAGTGGATTAAACGCAATGTTGATCTAGGTCATAAAATACCTGAGGATTTTGAACCAAAAACAAATTCATAATGAGGAGAAGTGAAAATGGTGAGAAAAAAACATAGGACAGAGTCCTTTGATTCTTTGTTTAGACGTTTTAAGAAAACAATAGAAAAGAAGGATATTATTAATGAAGTAAGAAAGCGTGAGCATTATGTTAAGTCCAGCATAAAAAGAAAGTTGGCCAAAGAATCAGCTAGAAAATTAGAACAGAAGAGGCAGGGGGAGCAAGACACAAAGCGTATTCCTGTATAAAATAATGAATGTTGAGTTGTTTGTATATGATAAATTTGATAAGTCTGCTTTAGACATTTTAACTTTACTTGAAAATAACAGTATAAAGTTTTCAGTACAAGTGTTTAATGACGAAGATTCCTTAGATTATATTTCTAATCAAGTAGGAGAGACTGTTCGGCGTTTACCTATGGTTTCGGTAGATGGTAAAAGAGTTGGGCGCTATTATGATCTGATTGAATTTTTAGTGAATGAGGGTATAATAAATTATCAAGGTAAATCATAATGGTAGATACAAAAGATCGTATGGCGAAGGCACGTGCTGCCAAGAAGCCACCCACATATAAAAATATACATGAAGATGTTAAGGCTTTAGATGATGATCATTATTTAAGTGTCAAGAATGTTAAGGAATGGGAAAAATATAATAAGGAACGTGTGAAAGAATTAAGACCTCTTATTCGTAAGGTGAGTGGTAAAGAAGAACGTGACTTAAAGAGAGAGTTATTTAGTCGTGAAGGGTATTTAAAAAATATTGCAACCTATTTTGATACATCAACATGGTTAGATTTATTTTATGGTAAAGATCAAGAACACAAGACTAAATGGAAAACTATTGTACCAGCTTATGATAGTGAAGGTTTTATGAAAATTGAAAATTGGAGAATGGCAGGTTATGATGAGACAACTACAGATTGAATTTCCCGATGAGTTTATGATGATACAACTAGAGATTGAATTTCCTGATTAAAACTCTTGACAATCTTTAGATAGTATGTTATTATTATGTAATAAGTGAAATTTGCCACTATAGCTCAGCAGGTAGAGCACGACCTTTGTAAGGTTGATGTCCCGGGTTCGATTCCTGGTGGTGGCTCCAAATGAATATATATTATGATATTAGGAGTGCCCTTTATTTCAACCAAGGAAAAGTTGTAGGTGAAGTTAGCCCTAAGTTTAGAGAAAAGGTGCCAGGTGCCCGGGCTCTTAGGGAAAATACTATAGGATGGATGTTAGATGAGTATATTAGTTGATTTTAACCAAATTGCGATTGGTAATGTGATGGTGGCACTTAATAGAGGTGAAGAGCTGAGTGAAACTTTAGTTCGTCATTTGATATTAAATAGTTTACGTTATTATCGTTCTAGATTTTTTGAGAAGTATGATGAGTTGATAATCTGCTGTGATAGTAAACACTACTGGCGCCGTGATTATTTTCCTAATTACAAAATCAATCGTAAGAAAGAACGTGAGACAACTGGCTATGATTGGGATGTGATTTTTGGTTGTTTAAATAATATTCGTGATGACCTGAAAAAATATTTCCCATATAAAGTATTAGAAGTTTATGGCGCAGAAGCTGATGACATTATTGCTACATTAATTTTTAATAGGGCAGATAAAAAGGATACGCAAAAACATTTAATTCTTTCATCAGATAAAGATTTTATTCAATTGCACAGATATAATGTAGACCAGTTTAGTCCTGTTGCAAAAAAGATGCTTAATGGTAAAGATCCTAAAAATTATTTGATAGAACATATTTTAAAGGGTGATCGTAGTGATGGTATTCCTAATATACTTTCACCCGATGATTCATTTGTATCTGAAATAAGACAGAAACCAATGCGAAAGGTTGTTATTGGAAATATCACAGAGGCACTAGAAAAATTTAAACCAGATAAAGTTTATCAACTAGCCAAATGTCCAAAAGACACCTGGATTCGTAATTGGCAAAGAAACGAGACTTTAATAGATTTGGGTAAGATACCTAATAATATCATGTCAGAGATATCTAAAGAGTATAATAATATAGAAGTTGGTAATAGAGCTAATCTTTTAACATATTTTATAGAAAACAAATTAACACAATTGATAGAATCAATAGGAGATTTTTAAAATGGAAGAAACATATACACCATCTTTTCATGAGATTTGCTCTAAAGTAAATAATGCTAAAGATAAAGCTAAAAAGATTGGAGTATTAAGAAAATACAGAACTGAGTGTCTTGAGATGTTTTTGAACTCAGGATTAAATCCTAATATAGTATGGATGTTACCTCACGGTGATGTACCTTATAAACCTAATGAAGCTCCAGAAGGCACTGAGCATACCATTCTGGCTCAAGAAGCTCGAAATCTTTACAATTATGTTAAGATGGATCGTAGTAGACTTAATTTGCCTGAAGTTATTGGTAATAATCATATTAATATGGCCCAGCGAGAGATGATGTTTATTCAAATGTTGGAAGGGTTGCATACGAAAGAAGCGCAGTTGGTTATCTTGGCAAAAGACAAATTGTTGAGTAAGAATTTTAAAGGATTAACCGCAACTTGTGTCTGTGAGGCATTTGAGTGGTCGGATACCTTTGAACCTCGTTAAATATAATAATATTATCATATAAGAACACTCTAATATAGGGTGATTTTTGACTATTATACTAGATTATTTTCTCTTTCCTTTATAAATCAATGACTTATAGCTATTGTGATTATGCCCTTTATAGTGTATAATGTATAGTATATTAACACAAATAGGAGTTTAATATGTCGGTAATAATGCCAAAAGTGATAGGTTATAAGATTATGACACCGGACCTTAAAGCGGTGATATCAGAACATGGTCCAGGTGAGCTGGAATTGTGCAGGAAGTTGATTCAAGGTTCTGATCGTGGGGTATTACGATCTGAGGATAGAAAACCAACCCCAGTATTACAGTACATCTTTGAAGAAGTGGAGAAAGATGAATCTGTACATTGAAGGTTATAGACGCCACAATCGCACGTTAGATAGATCATTATCTGCTGCAGGGTGGTACTATAGCCGTCGTTTGTTGGGGAGTCGTATGGCTCGTAATATTAATCTAGACCTTAAACTTACAAAAGATCTATATGAAAAAGAGAAGGCCTATGGCTATTGTCATATTCTGGATGATAATTTAAACAAACCTAGAGAATTTCATATTGAATTAGATACTTCTATGAAGCATTCTTTTGATCAGATTCTTATATGGTTTGCTCATGAAATGGTACATCTTAAACAATTTGTGAGGGGTGAATTGTATGATTATGAAACAGGATCAGTACAATGGAAGTCTAAAAGATATTCTAGAGATGTTATTTATAACCATCAACCTTGGGAACGAGAAGCTTATCGTTTAGAAAGTAAACTATATAATGAATTTGCGGAGTGGTATTATGACTAGTGTAGAAGAACGAGTTATAAAAGTAACTACTCAAGTGTTAGGGATTAAGTGGCACAGTGAGATACATTCTGGATCTAATTTTAGTTTTGACTTGGGTGCTGATTCTTTAGATATGGCAGAACTAGTATTATCTTTAGAAGAAGAATTTGATGTTATGATTGATGATATTCGAGCTGAAAAAATACACACTATATCTCAAGCATCAGAGTATATTCAGGAGAGATTAAATGGCTGAAGGTATCTGGGGTGATTGGCAAGTTAGATTGATTGCTGAGAATATGGCCGAGAAACGTCCTAAACGTGATTGGTTTGCCGAGAAACGTCCTAAACGTGATTGGTTTGAGGGTGATGGTACTGATGAAGGTTATTTAACTTCTCTCAAAAGTTGGGCACATATTACAGCTAGACAATTATACTCTATGGAGTTAGAAGAACGTCAGTTGATTATTTTTGTACACCATTTAGGCATTGAACACGTTGGAGTTGAGACTTTTGATCCCCAAGATACACGACAACTTTCAGATTTTAGACCAAATGAAGGTAACTAGTAATGACACCAACAATGGGAATAATTTTTGCTGTGATGACTGTATTAAATCATGCAATGTCTACTTTGGGATTTGATAAGGTAGATATAAATGATAGACAAGAAATATATTGTGGCTCTCAGAATGTTTATTTTGAAAGTCAGGGTGAACCTAGTCTAGGAATGGTTGCGGTTAGTCAAGTAGTTCTAAATAGAGTAAAGGATAAAAGATGGCCTAATACAATCTGTGAGGTAGTATGGCAAGATAAACAGTTTTCGTGGACTCATGATGGTAAGAGTGATAAAATACCACTAACCTCTACCTACCAACGAAGATTGTGGATGAAATCTGTGTATATGTTTCTTATAGCGCACATAGAGAAAGATGTAACAAATGGAGCTACACATTATCATAGTGTTTCGGTCCAACCATATTGGTCAAGATCAATGGAAGTGACAGCTAAAATTGGTAATCATATATTTTATAAATGAGGAGATGTAAATGAAGAAGTTAATGTTAATTGGTCTAGTATCGCTTCCGCTACTTGGTGGTTGTGCAACTAAAATGGAAACTGGTACAGCATTAGGTGCTCTTGCCGGCGGTGCATTGGCCTATGGACTTGGACAGAACTCTAGTAATAAAGAGTTATGGACGGTTCTTGGTGTTGGTGCTGGTGCAATGCTTGGTAGTAATATAGGTCAACAGTTAGACCAACGTGATCAATTACTATTAGGTCAGACTGTACAACACACATTAGAAACTGCACCTAACAATTCAGTAGGTCAGTGGCAGAATCCCAACACTGGTAATAGTGGTACGGTAGTGCCAACTCAAACATACACCGCTTCAAATGGTGCTCCTTGTCGTGAGTTTGTACAGACCATTTATGTTGGTGGTTATCCAGAAGAAGGTTACGGGACTGCCTGCCGTCAGTCTGATGGTTCTTGGCAGATAGTACAACGATAAGATGAATAAAGTTATTATCTACACGGATGGCGCTTGTAAACCTAATCCCGGTATAGGGGGTTGGGGTGCATTACTTACTATAGACTCACAAATGCATCCCAGTCATTCACACGTTCAGCGTCCTATCTACGGCGCTGAGCCGGATACTACCAATAATAAAATGGAATTGACTGCTGCAATAATGGCGCTCGAAGCATTGAAGTGGAGTTGTCAGGTTCTTATGGTGACTGACTCACAATACTTACAAAAAGGGATTACTGTGTGGATGAAAAACTGGAAGCTTCAAAATTGGATAGGCTATAAGAAACCTGTCAAGAATAAAGAATTGTGGATAAGAT